TAGTCTCGCCGCAATCTATAACAGGTATGGCAGAGTGTTTTCTGTGTTTCAGGATCAGTGCTGCAACATCCCTGCCGTGTGGCGTATCAATACCCGGAACAGCAATCAGTTCAGGATAAAAACCATCATAGCGAGGCGCTAATACAGTCTCATCCTTTCTGCGAGCTGCATCCACGCCAATAGCGCACATCGGCACCCCTTTCATCGGTTGTCCAAAGTAATCATCGCGCCAGCGATTTTGTGCAGCTCTGACCCAGTCAGTAGGAATTAGCTGATCCGGCTCATCCTGTCTGGCTGCCATGAAGTTGCCATCACGGATAGCGGATCTCAAAGGCTCTTGCAGCGCATCGAGCTTGGCGGCGTATTTGCCGTCATCTGACAGAAACGGATTGTCGTCTAAGCGCCCCGGTATAAAGGTACGTGATTCAGGGATCAGGTAGATCGGAGCGCCATCGCTTCTGGTTCTGCCTGATTCCATCTTCACATCAGGCCCATCAACCCAGTGGTCGAAAGACTTGCCGGAATCATCAACCAGAGTCACGCACCATCTGAGTTCACCGTGTTCGGCAGGATTCGGGTATCTGTCATCCAGCCACGGCGCAAACATCGGGATTATCCAGTCGCCGGCCGAGGTGGTCGGCGGATTGGAAGCAAATATCACTCTGCATCTCTGGCCTTCTTCTGCAGACCTTACCCAACCCATCAAAAAGCGAATCTGCGCCTCTCTGTTTTGCACTACCTCATCGACACACAAAAGATCATGCGCACGGCCCTGCCAGTGCTCCTCATCTCCAGGCTTTGCAATACCGCCAAAATCAATCACCCGAGAATTGACTGTGGTAAGCCTTGGCGGGATCGAGCCGTTATAGCCCTTGTCGGTGCCGTTGATTTCCTTGGCCCGGTCAGTCAATCCTGTCAGATCAACATAGTGCTTGCGAATCACCAGCGTCTTTTGATGCTCGGTAAAAGCCAGCCCCAGTATCAGATCGCTCTTGCCCGAACCACCGGAACCGCCGTACAACAGCACGTCAGCCTTGCAATTAACCGCATCCAGCTGTGGCCCGACAGTCGGAAACCACATCATGCCCTTGGACTTTTCCTCCACAAACGAATCAAGTTCAGAGCGCTTGTCCTCGGACAAACCCTGATATTTCTGCATCAACTCAGCAAGCGCAGACTCATTACTCATCATTCACCGCCAGTCCTGCAAAATCCTCATCCATCACTATCCACCAGCTCGGAAAACCGATCGATTTGAACATCATCGCATTATCACGACAAAAAAAGACGCCAAAAGCGAAACCGTCATTGCCATTGCTCATGCAACTAAGTTCCATAAAAAAGCCGGCCAGTTCGGGATAATTCGCACTGGCCGGCAAAGCGTGGGATGGAACGAACTCTTTTAAGCAGCTAGCGCCGTCAAATCGATGCGCTCGTAATAGACATCAAATACAACCGGCGAGCCACCTGTAATATCGCCAACCAGCAACTCATAATCAATGCCGGTATTGGCTAACGCGGTCAGATCATAAGTACCACTCACATCAACCGCACGGCCTATCCGCATCTCATCAGAGGTAGAATCGAGAAAGCCCGTGGTCTCGATGGTGGTAACCAAAGGATCGGTTCCCGCGGTATGCACCACAATCAGATCCTCGCCCGCAGCGATGCCTGCAAATGCAGTACCCGCAGCCTTCGACACCCGAACCTCACTTACAAGCAGCGCAAATCCAGCCCCAGGTGCCGCCACAATGGTAATCGGAACACTGAAACCAGTCTGCATCTGAGCCGCCGTCAACTCGATCATAACGTGATGCTTAGGAATAAGAATTGCATCCTGCTGCACCGTATTGGCATCGTTGAAAATCAGCTCGTTGGTCTTGCTCAAACCAAATCGCCGTCCGTGGACATTCGTTTGTACTGTTTGCTTGGGCATCGTATTACTCCATTTATACGTTTGAACTAAGTAAACCCGTTAAACGGGATTCTCGTCGATAATACTCCGCTCGATCGCTCTGTCCAAATTCGGCCATTTTCTTTAACGAGGCGGCCGCGGGGAATGCCAAGGCGACTAAGGATGTTTCCAGATACTCCCTTCTGGCGCCATACCATGAGCCGGTTTGCCGGTCACAGTCGCCAATACATATTCCGTAAAGGCCGGCGCCGGAAATGCCAAACAGCCGCACAGCATTTGACACTCTGTTCCCGCAAGCCGCTTTGAAGGTGGCATTGGTTTACGACTCCAAATCGGCCCAAGTTGTAATCTTAGGGGCTGTACCACCATCAAAACAGCCTACGTCCTCAACTTCTCCTCACGCCTGCAAAATGTAATGAAATTCTCGTCCTGATGCTCCAACAAATACTCAGTCTGCCTCTCGGTACAAGCCTCATACGAGTAATAGGTTTCCCGCTGGTACTCGCACTCAGCATCACCCTCGGCAATCACACAAAACAAAAATACCCAGATGTCAGCCATTAGCTACGGCCCAACCTCATGCTCACTAAGTACAACCGACACATACGCATAATCAGGCTCACCCTGATTCTCAAATACATTACCAAGCGGAAACGACGCAACCGCATCATCCTCGCCAACAAAAAATACCAAATCACCATCAATAAACTGAACCCTATCTACCTGCATCCCTTACCCTCCGATCGATAACGCTTCATATACTCCCGCATGTACTCAGATCGCTTCTTCTTGAACCCACACAACTCTGCAACAATCTTCTCAAGTACATCAACCCGTCCATCCAATCCAACCGCCCGTGGATCTACATAAGCCCTCAAGTCAGCATGCTCCTGAGCCTGATCGGCAGGCTTTGGCGCCGCCTCCATGCGCTTCTCATAATCAACAGGCTGTTCGGGCTTCTCCCGCTTGCTTTTCTTGCCAGGTGCACAAGCACCGTAATGCCGATTGCCGCAACTCGGAAAATTCTGACATTCTGGCGCTTCCATCTGTAAACATTAACAGAATCCGTTAACACTAACAATTTTTACTTTTTTTTGAAAATTCGGAAAAACTCAGGAGGGTTGCCCCACCCCTCCGAGAAGTTCGTTGTATATAGGCCCCCCACCCCTTCGCACAGAGAAAAAGGCCCCCCTTCTCTCTGACAAGGCTTCATCTTGTGTTTATTCCTTGATTGTCGGGCAGGAAGTGGCTTGCTTACTCGCTATCACTTGCTGGCTCTGCCTCGCCGTCGATTATCTGGCCGGCCGCCTGATCCTCTAGCAGGAAGTAGGCCAAGCGCCGCACTTTTTCGCGGTCGCTTATAGAGTGTCGGTGTTCTACCTCGCCGCTGTGCTGTATCTCCACATGATCGCCATACTTGCCCGGTTTTAGCTTAGACATCAACCACTTGCGCGTGTCCACTCTGAGCCGGCTGCGCTGTATGTGCTCCTGATCGACCGCCTCATACTCGCGGCCGTTGCGGCCTATTTTGGTTATGTAGTCTGTCGTGCCGTCATCGGCAATTTCCACGATTTCATCGGCCCAACGCTCGACCATAGCCTCCCGCGCCTGTGCGAACTTGTCACTAAAGGAAGGATTTTTGCCAGCCCACCGATAAACCGTTGCCCGGCCCGGCATTGCTTTATCCCTGCAGATGGAGTTCAGGCTTTCCCCCTCAGCCATGCGACCAAGGATAATATCTGCGACCACCTCTGAATATCTCACTTGAGGAGCGCGCGGCATAACAGGCGCTTTGGCTTCTATTGTCTCTGGGGTAACGTCCATTGCTTACAAGATGTCCCTTTGTTTGCAGGCTTGAGTTTACTTCTTGTCGATTGCTTGCTCAATTAGTGCTTGACGGGGCCATTGGTCCTGTGTTTATAATGTCTGTACATTGAGGATAAGACTGTAACAATGTTACAGGCAACCAAGAGGAACAGATTATGGTAACGAACCGATGCCAGTCCTGCGAAGTATTGATGATAAATGGCGTCAGATGCCATGAGATCGGATGTCCTGATTCATGGAAGGACTACCAGAACGAATGCCGCGAATGTGGCTCCCTGTTTACCCCTGAATACAAAGACCAGCAGTATTGTGACGATTCTTGCGCTGGTTTGATGTACGCAGATGAGGAGCCTTATTACGGTTAAGTGACCGACCCGCAGCGCTTTGGCTTACAGAGTGCTGCGAGAGGATCACACCAACCAAGAGGAACGAGCAATGAGCACATTGAATCCGAAACTCCCACCATACGCAGCCGTCAGGTCGGCAT